GCTTTTATTTCTGCATTGTTTGCAGGTATTTTGCCGTTGATACCATTACCAAAGATAACTTGCATTACCCCATCCGACGTTACCTCTAAAGTAAATACTCTAGCCGCAGCGTCTTCACTAGCAATATCAGAACTATACGAATAAGTAATCGCTGTTGGAGAACCAGAGACTACTGTCCCTTCATACACAGATACTTCTACACTTGAGCCTATAGCGCCCGTGTAGCGAAGGTTAAAGCGTTGTCCTGAGGTGCCGTTGCTGGAAGATACTCGTGTAACACTTTGCACCGGCGCTTCTAAATTAACGTACTTACCTTCCGATACTACAACTTCAATAGAGGCTACTGAAGCCCCCATACTTGCCGATGTAGTTGTTGCAAAATAAACTACGGGCAAGTTAGATGTTGCAGGTGCTACAAACATTGTGTTCTTGGGAATAGTTATAACACCTGCGTGGTTTGGGTCAGTTGCCGTAAGGGTAACTGTTCCTTCAGATGCGGTTTGAAACAGTGGGCGGTAGTCCAACAAGTTAGCAATGGCAAGGACACTGCTCTTTTGTGTTGCTGTGTTTAAATAAGTTTCAGCAGCAGCACGATCTACATAGTAATGAAGGATGTCACCAACGTATGCCACAAGATCAACCATGAGGACACCAAAGTCCGAAGGGTTACGGGCTGTCCATTCAGGTATAAATGCTGAAGCACGGTCAAACAGGTCTTGGCGTATGGACAGATAGTCCCTACTGGTGTAATCAAAACTAGGCATTATGCCCCTCCATATAAAGTGGTTTGCGAGTTGCTCAAGTTAAATACTACTACCGAAGAGTTATATGGTGGAACAACATATTTTACTGAAAGACGGACGGTTGTATCGTTTTCCATCCCATAGAAATCGTTACTTGGCACGTCTATTTTAAGATCTGTAACTTTGCCAACAGTCATATATTCATTGAGTTCCTGCATGGCATCCATACGATATTCAGCAAATACCAGTGGGTCTAGTTCTTCAAATAAAAGGTTACGTAGACCTGCACCGTACTTAGGGTTCATTACCCGTTCCCCGGGGGATGTGGACAAGATGTCAAGAATGTTTTGGCGCACAATAGCATCTAGGGATTCCGTGTAGTTAACGGCACCTGTGTCACTTTGAAACGTAAAGGGAACTGCAATAGTTTTCATTATTTATCCTTAATTAAGATGCGTTTACAACGGTTTTCCATGTTGTTCCATTCCATATCCGAAGTAGTTTGGTGTCTGTTTCAAATATTAATTGACCACTGTATGGGGCAGGTGGGTTAGTTAATGATGTGCATTGGAAAGGAGACAGAGGATTTATCACTGCATCTGTTTGCATCCAAAAGACATTGGTTAAATGTTGGTCGTCGTAACTAACAACAATCTGTAAACCTACATCAGGAACAGCCCATACCCCTGAGTTAGCCTTCCGACCAATTTTAGAAATAAAGATTTCAGAGGTACTACCCAATACTGAAGGTATCTTTACTCTTATTTCTCCGGTAGCGCTGTTGGAGTACGTAACAAGCGCACGCTGAGTAGAGGTAAGAGAATACTGGTCAGGAATATACATTTATCATGTCCTTTGTAGATACCCAATCCCCGTGGATTAAAGCAGTTTCTGGTGGTGTCTTAAAAGGTTCCATGTTAATTGGGCTGGTTTGAATACCGTCAAGAGAGTCTTTTGCAAGGTCTAGGTAAGTTGCCATGACATGCTGGGTAAGTTCATGACGTACTCCACGCACGTACCAGTAGCCGTCAAACTGTGCATTATATTCTTTAAGGTTTACAATACCGCCGGGAGTAATGCTGGGGTCGGCAACTACATCAACTGAGGCAGTCATTGGAAACTTACGACGCAACACGCCTTCAACTAGTTTGCTGGCAGTCTCGTATGAATCAGCGTTCCAGTTTAAGACGTTTGTAAATGCAGACTGAACAGGTGTTCCCAAACTAGAAGTATCTTGAGAGTTTAAGTTGCCTACTGACAGAATGTTTCCACTGCTGTCTAAGGTATGGATAGTGTCTGTAGACCTTGCGCCATCAGGCGACACGTTACCAATACGTCCATCAAACTTAAGGATTTGCCCCGGCAGGGGATGCACATCTCCCCTAGTTCCTCGTATGGTGTACAACACACTGTATGAAGAGTTACGGGCTATAGCCATATAAGGGTCCCAAATATGTATGTGGGAACCAGTCACCATTAGGTTATACCCAAGGCGGTTAGATGCTTTAACTAAAAATGACCAATCAGATTCCGCACTTTGAACTAGACGTGGAAAGCGGTATGTATCGTTGGGTACAGACAAAGAGAACTTATACTTAGCCGCAAGTTCAGTAGCAATTTCTGCCAGTGTCTTATTCTCATGGACACTAGATTTCAAACCCTTCATTCGGTAACTAGGTCCTAGACAAAAGACACGGGTTAATTGGAACGGGCTTCCGTTTACCGTTCCCATCTTGGTAGATGAGAATGGTTCTAAGTAAATAATGTAACCATGAAACGTGTACTCATTGGTATTCTGTAATGGCATTGAAATGTTAAGAGTCACCGCAGCGTCAATAAACAAGTGCATGGTTTCAGGATCTAGACCTGCAAAATCTAGAACAACCATGTCGTGCATGTTTTCTTTGAGTTCTACCGTGATACGTTGCAGGCTCAAGTAGTCCACGGGAACGTTGTCAATAGAAACATTGACGTTCGGGGATAGTTGAGAAGAACTTTTAAAGATCATGCTAAAGGTATTTTGATTGAAGTTCCGGCTTCAATAAAGTCGGGGAACGGGACATGTGTGTTTATATCAGCAAGTTTCCAATACATCTGAGGGCTGTTAAGGTGTCGTGCCGCTAGGAACTCAAATGAGTCTCCGTCTTCTGCAATAATCGTAAAGTAACTTCCTACTCTAAATGTAGAAGTATCAGCCACATATACAGTCTCATCATTACGTGTTTCTGAAGATTGTGTGTACCGTGAACCTTTAATTATCATTGGTACGCTCCTGTAAGGGTTGTTTTTGGAAGAAACCATGTTGGTTGTCTTCCAACCCAGTTTTCCCATGCAGATGTGCTATTGGCAATTAGCGTAAAGTCATCTTCAATATATGACGTAATAGGGGTAATAGTTCCTTGAACGTTAACACTTGTTGTAATACTGTGTTTTATTTTAAATAAAATTATAGAGTTAGCGCCAATTGTTTTTACGTTTGGCTTCCCAATAGCCCTCCAAACATGTTGGCTTGGGCTAGTTGAACTAGTTTTTTTGTTAGTTTCGTTTGCCATTCTTTCATTGGTTATATTAAAAGGACTTCCAGTTACTGAACTTTTTCCTAAGTCATCAAAGTTTATAAAAGACTGGAATATCTTTTTACCGTACCATCCACTTTCTTTTGGAATATCATTTGCTTCAATATCAGCAGCATATTCAAATATTTGAAGAGCACTTGCAAAACTCCATACGGCACCTTTTTTTACTTCTTCACTGAGCGACTTAAATACATAACTATCTACAGGTCCTTCAAATGTCAAGAGGTTGTCATTGTAGCCACTTGCTGAAAAGAAATTAAAAAAAGTAGAAAAAGTAGAATCATAAGAGATACCCTGCAAGTTTTCAGGTCGTTTCCATAAACTTGTAATGCCATATTTAAACCTAATAGCATCTTTTGAGAATGTAGTAGCAGTTTGAACAACAGCCTGTGCTGCATCTTGTTGGGCAACTTCGTCTGCAATTCCTTTTGCAATTGTGTCTGTAAGGTAAGACTTTTCACGGGCAAACCCGATATATAGTGCTTTAACATCAAGGGCTACACGGCATACGGTGGGCACATAGTTCTTTGTAAACTTCATAAACTGCACACTGCTCGCCGTGACAAACCCCTCAACCATGAACAAAGAAGAGAACACGATGCGGATAGGTAATGGGCTTAAGAACGCAGAGTTGCCATAGTTAACTGATGCGTCTTTTTCAAAGGATGCAGCGTCAAATTCAGTAGCAGAAGCACCTCCAGTCCTAGAGTTGTAAGAAGTTACTGCTTTGTCTACGTAGTTCCAATAGTCTTTTAAGAACGATGTCATATCCGGAGTAATAGACTGCCCGATGATTGAATCTAAGACATAGAGGTCGGCAAGTACACCTAGGTCAGAAACGTTTGACTGTTGCCAGTTAGCGCCATAGTTATCAAGGGACCCTGACAATGTGGCTCCTGTAACTAAGTTTCCATCATTGTCACGGTATTCCGACATGACAACCTCTGCCTGCCTGTCAAACAACAATTCAAAACTAAACTGAGCATTACCGTTGATTGGTTGAAACATCTGAGCAGGGTCTTGAAGCAGTGGCATCATAGTTTCACCGTTCATTGCCACGCTACGGTCTATGGTTGCAGGGTTAAACTGAAAGAAAAGACGACGTTGTTTTACTTTTGCTGCCGATGGGTTAGATGTCCCACCAAGTACGGCAGGATAGATGCCACGAATAAACCCTCGTTGGAACCGTGTGTCAACTGTATACCGTTTATTTGAGTTACCTGTAATAGGGTTATAGATGTCAGGTACACGAGAATCCGGATATATGAAGTTAGGGTTATCGTCTACAGTACGTTTAAGGTCTTTAGTAGGACCTTCGTAGTTTGTAAAGTTTTCAAATTGGTTTGTTGCGTAACCCATTATGTAGTCCTTAGCATAGTTAGGCGAATTTCACGTTCCATTAAAGTGGCTACATCTCGTGCAAGTTTTGGAAGATCATATGTTCCACCGGCTCCACCTTGTAAAGAAATGTTAGGCGCAACAGTAATATTATAAGAGGCTCCACCAACCATAGTGGTTCCACCACCCATAGCCATTGGAGCGCCTGCTCCAGCACTATTTACTTTTACAGGGTCACCTGTTGTGCTATACCCTGCCGATTTTACGTATTTAGCAGCAGCGGCTGAGTTTGTATGTGCAGATGAATCCATGCCCTTATACTCACCCCAAGCATGGAATGACTTATTACTTGATTTGTAGATAGCGTAAGCAGCACGAGCGTTTACGTTAGGGTCAAGCAATTCTTCATCGGACTTAATGCCAAACTGCTTACGACGTGCAGGTCCTAAGTTTCCAATCATGTTGATCTGCATTAAACCAAAAGACTTATCTTTTGTTGTAACGTCAGGGTTATAGGCTCCTGTGTTGAACCTAGACTCACGTTGTGCAATGGCAACTGCTTTTACAAGATCAGCCCCACGGAATCCTGCGTTATAAAAGATTCGGGCAACTTCAATGCCGCCCAATGTTTTGCCTTTTGTGGAACCAGTACCGGCCTTACCACCACGTGTAGAGCCTTTTCCACTTCCAGATGATGTTCCAAAGGCAGTAACATGTCCACTTGTACTTAAAATCTCACTCATGCCCATTCCAGACCATTTAAAGCCACCACTGCTTCCACCTGCACCGGGGGCAGATTCAGAAAGTGTAGATGCGGCTCCTCCAATAATGACGGAGTTAGGGTCAAACTTCTCACCCATAGTTCCCCAAGGGGAGCCATTGGCTTCATACTCACGCCGACTTCCCGGAAGTTCTATAGGCTGAACGTGCCATGGCTCGTTGTTTACATCTGCAAAGTGGCGAAGTCCAAACCGTTCAGCGTTTTCTACAATCCAAGGGAATTCAGATTCTGGTCCTAAGTCTGCTGCAAGTCCAATTTCGTGCATAGACATTCCCGGAGGAGCAGCAGCAGCACCCTTAACGTGCTTCCAATAAGTACCGTTCCACTTTAAATCTGTCTGTTGATTAGTAGGTTTATAACGGTCAAGGAACATTGCTTTTTGTTGGGCAGATGAACGAAGCCCGTTACCAATATAAAGGCGAGGGTTTTCTTCTAGCATTGCCTGCACCTTTTGTGCAAAGCGAGAGTTCAGTTGGCTGAGTGCTCCTGCACTTTTTTTGACGTTAGATGCTTGTGAACCTGACGTAGTTACCTTGGAGTTATTAGGTCCACCCTTACCTCCACCTTCAGGAGGTCCGTCACCGCTTGCCATGAGTGATGCACCACCAACACCTAGTGCTAAAGAAGCACCACCAGTGGGAGCGGCACCTAGCGCAGCAGCAGCCATCATACCTGCGCCAGCAATCTTCTTACCCCACTTGGTAACACTGCCCAAGAAACTACGCCCCGGTTTAGTGGCAATGTTTGCACCAATTAAACCAGAAGTAAGTTCTTCTATTTTAGTTGTCAGTTTTTCAATGGCTTGAGTATTACGTTCAGCAGCAGCAAAGTTATCATTTTGACGCTTGTAGAAGTTTTCTTCACGACCAACTTTTACACGTTCTGTTTCTTCAAATTGTGTAGCGTATTGGTTTTTTTCAACACCCATAAAAGAACGTTGTTCT